TGCGGGCCGAACTTAGGATGCGTCTCTAATTTGCAAGATACCACCCTAATATTACATTTGTCAAGGGCTTCCATGTTATTATCAAGGATAATCCGCTTTGCTTCCTCAAGTTTTTTGTAGTCGTCGCTGTCCATTTTCGCTTCATTTATACCTGACTGGATCACACTTTTGGCGATTGGAATCAAATTTCAAATGCATTGCACGGTACGCAGATTCAGCCGTTATATATTGACCATTTCTTATTATCCGAAGTAATTCTATGACGGCCTCGGCCTCCTCATCAGAATAGATTGGGATGCTGGATACATTGCCGCAGAACCCGCATATCTGAAAGGGAATGATGCCACGATCATCATCGTCCATACCTAAGCATTCCTGCTCTGGTCTCGCGAGGCATCTTGGACACTCGTCACGTTTTTTTATGGAATTCTTTTTGATGTCGTTAGCCATATCAATTCCAATCATTCGTCGCTTCATTGACGATTTTCCTGTAATAACCATCCTCTTCATCGACATCGAAAATGCCGCATATTAAGATGTCGGTCACATCATCCTTTTTGCAATCACGCGTTGCAATGCCGATAAAGTCACCGCGCCTGTCCCATTCAATGACCCGTTCGCATTCCGTATCTGAATCAAACATGACTGGCAAGCCGCGCTTGATATCATGACCGGCGCTGCATTTCATGGTTATGTTTTCCATTTCATCACCGTACAGCATTCAAAATCGGTTGCCATGACCCGAATCCTTCCTGTGGTCGAGGCGCATCAGGTACGGTATATATTGACGCTGGATCGAATACCTGGCCCGGTTCCAACTGCCTGAATTCATCGATCCAGACAGGTATCACGGTCGAGCGGCAACTGTAATGGAGTGGCGGTATCAGATCGGCTGCCCCGGCCTGATCCTTCATGATTATCTGGTTGTTGAGCCGTCTGCATATCTCCGTTGTCCTGCCGTCGATAATTGCTAGAAACTGTAAGGCCGGTATCAGGTCGGCAATGAGCGGATCGTACATCGCGTCCATATGCCCGGAATTGTAAGCGGTCATCAAGTTCGTCCTGAATATCGTTTCGGTACGGGCGCGACTAAGCAGTAATTCCTCTACACTCGCCCTGAATTCAGCCAGCGTAGTGCCCTCGACAAGCGCGTCCATAACCGCAGGGTACAGGTGCTTCTCAATGTTGTCGAGCGTGATTCCGGTTGCAAAAAACGCTTCCCGACGTGCGTACTGATCGAGAATCATCTCAAACTGCTCACGTGTCATTATCTCACGGCGGCGGAATATCTCTATCGCATCAAGTGGCGGTAGTGGTTTGTATTGTGCATCGGCAAGCTGCACGGGGATTCGTGTCTCGACCTGCCTCAAACCGAACAGGGTTGATTGTTTTCTGGTCAGATCGGTTGGTGCGCGACGGTCCGCAAACGTGTCGTGATAACCCCACAGGAAGCCCCAAAAGAACGTGGTGGTGAGCGCATCGGCCATCGGTTTGCGGTCGAATGCGAATGCGCGTGTGCCAGCTGCAACTGCGTCCATGCTTTCCTGTGCATCGACAAAATCCACGTACTGGTTGAGGGTTTCGCGCATCGGTTCCTGGCCGAATTGCAGGACTGCATCGTCCAGGCGGGCCACGTTATCGGTTATCCGTATACTCTCGCGTGTCGTCATGCTGTAGCCACGAATAGCTTCCGTTTCATTAATTCCCATGCCACGCCAAGTTGACAAAACACTTTCTTTAATGGATTTTGCCTGTTCTGTTGATCCGGTTCAATCACAGTTTTATGTGGACAATCAAAATCCCTATTCACATCTTTGGCGTATACTCTGCCGGTGACTGGGTCGTCTGTTAAATTCTTCAGTTCAGGACATGAGCAAGTAGGTTCACAGGCCCGAAACGAAACCATACCCGCATGCGCAATCCCGCTCCACAAATAAATACAGCCGGAGCAAACCACCCTATCTTGTTCGTGCGAATCATTCATGTTTATCCTGGCTCCTTTCATTGTCAGAACATTTTACCCTGAGCGTACTCGCGGTCAATCCTCTCGCAAGCAATTCTAAAATAAGGCTCCGAAATCTCGATGCCGATGAATTTGCGGCCCAGTCGGGCACATGCTACCCCTGTGCTGCCACTTCCCATGAATGGATCGATTACCGTGCCGCCCGTTGGTGTCGATGTGAGCATACAGAGGTATCGCATGAGTGCAACCGGCTTTACAGTGGGATGAAAATTCCTCTGCAACGAACTACCTTTATCTCCTACTCTTTTTGCCCCATCAGGACAATCGAAGTCTTCTTGATTACCAAAGGAATTCAACTTGTTTACCCTCACTTCATCTAACGCATGACATCCTGCATTCCTTTCACTTTTTGAAGCCTTCGGGAAATATCCGAATCTCTTTGGTGCGGACCTTTTTGTTTTTTGGATGTAGCTTTTGATGGCAGGAAGCACATAGCCAAACAATTTCAAAAGGTTTGTCGTAGTCGGGGTGGTGTCTATGTTGTCCATCTGCTCCACATAACTGGCAAGGTTCTGGAGTAGGATACATTTTCTGTAGTTTCCAATAAAGTCCCGAATAGCTAGCGATCCCTCGTTCTTGGAATCCGAGTTCTTTATTTCTACAAGACCTTGAACAATAGATGTTCCGCATAAGTCGCACAGGTTTCCCGCATACCTTACAAGCTGGACGCTTTTGGCGTCTAGCAAGTCCTCCGCACTCAACGGAACAGTATTGCCTTTTATTACCTGGGTATTCCCTGAACTGCTGTCCGCAGTATTTACATTTATAGTTTTCCATGCGCTCATTGTATCATGCTTTGGTGTAAAGCACAATTCGCAGAGTTCTTCTTGTGGACATTCTTTGAAAAAACGCGATGCAGGACCGAAGTCGCCACCCCATTCTGCATTATATTCTTTTCGAGGTTGAATGATTCCCAGGCCCACTGTGCCGGTTTTATGATGTGGTTGAAGCTTGCCACTCTTTGTATCAGGAAACCCTCCCAATATTTCATCCGAACCGTCATGGATCACATTTGCAGGGAAACGACCATTTGATTCTATACCCTTCATTTTACAAACTCCATCGCTCAAATCGGATTTATATTGTTTTCCATACGAATTTGGCCGCGCAGATTTTGCCGCATCTTCCTTCGTTGCTTCTATTCTGCATTCATCGATATTCAATCCGGCCACACCATGCTTGAGCGCGTTATCAGCGAACGTGCCGTCAAGAGGCTGCATGGCTACAATGATAGGTTCCCATGCAGGTTTAAGCGCGGTTCCCCAGCCGTCCCAGAGTTGAGCGTCGGGCGTGATCGCTTTGTGTTTATTCACTCCGGGGTTTTGTCGTTCCTCATTGGTTCTGAATGCACCTTTGGCTTGTTCTCCTGAAGCAAAACCTATGTGGCCCCTTGTTACAATATCTTCACCGGCGGCCTTATCAATCGCCTTGCTGATATCATGCGACTTTGGGAAACCCGACCCATAAAGCCACATCAGGCAATCCCGAATCTCATAACCGGCATCCTCAATCGCACAGGTCAATCGATGGAATGTACGAGTGCCGCCGAACGCAAGCAACAACCCGCCAGGTTTCAATTTGAGAGCTTCCCAGAACTGGCGACCCGGAACGCCATGATCCCATTCCTTCCCCATGAACGAAATGCCGTATGGCGGATCAGTGATGCATGTTTCGACAGGTTCAAGTGTCGGGAGGATGTCACGGCAATCTGCACAGTACAGGGTCGCATCGCCTATGTGGACTGGTTCTGTCATGTTCGCGGCTTCATCCTCAACGGCCAGTCATATCTCCGTTCCTGAAGCTCCTGCGCCCCACCGCCGAATCCTCCGAAACTTGGTTGTGGCATCACAATCGCTTCCTCACCTTCAGCCGCCAACTTAATCCCCAGCTTTTCAGCCGCCGCGTTCTGATCGACCGGCATCCCGATCTTGACCGCCTCACCAATGATTTTCATTTCCGTTTCCCGATCGGCAGGCGGCTCATAAGAGAACTTGATCCGTGGGTACGCTGCCTGTGGTCCGAAGTTCAACATCACCATCGGCTCGATCAACTGATTGTTCAGCGTGGCCTGCAATCTCCTGCTGTCGCGCTCCAGGATGTCCTGACGAACAGTGCCATGCTCGTGTGCCAGCGCATACGATCCGCCGCCCTTTGCCCCGGTTCCGGTCGAATGCGTACTGCCTAAAATGCCCCAGCTTATTTCTTCATTGCAGGCATCACGCAACTTCTCATTCAGTTGTGGATCGGTTTTTGTCTGGAAGAAATCGAGTGCTGCACCTTCAGGCACGATGATAGCGTTGTCGTTTTGGAACCCGAGTAATGCCTCATATAAATCGTTCTGCTGGTCGGCATCCCAGTCGGCAGGATAGCTCGCTTTCGGAGTCGGTACAGCGTTGCGTTCAGCCGCGACAACCCACCACTGGAAGCCCTGATGTTTGAAAAGCCACGGCCAGTAGACCGACCGGCATATGCTGATGCCATAAGGATTCTCGTACCGTTTCCGGTTACGATGAACGATAAACTTGTTCGGCGGCAGTTCTATTCCGTAGTAGTTACCCAGCGTTATCAACCTGAGCTTGTAATCGTAATCGAAAACGAAGCGTGAGACCCGGCGCGACAGAAGCGCGTCCGGCACGAGGCGGTTCCCGTCATACTTCCAGATGATCTCTGACACCGCATAACCTGTGACCAATGCCCCGAGTAATTCTTCAAGGTCATCCTCAAACTCTGATATGTTCTGAATCGTGTCTGCGACCCATTCAGCAATCGCCTCATCCGCGCTGTCATCACTGGCCGGGATGATCGCCCATAACAGACCGGTCACTGCATCCATCCGAATATTGACCAGTCCGCTCAGATGGGAGTCGCTATCGACCATCGAATTGTAGAACTCGATATTATCCTTTCCGGCAACGGTCAGGATATTGTCGGGATTCGGCATGTACTGCCCAATGATAGCCCACATGTCATGTGCCTTCATTGGGTCCGCAATGACTGACAACAATCCTTTGACCTTGCGGTCGATTTTGGCGGCAAGGGAACGATCCCTGGTAACGTATGGTTTCGGTTTGTAGACGCCCGATCCTTTCTCGTTATCGGTCGTTTCGGGCTTGGTTTTCGCAGGGTTCAATTATTATACCCCTTCAAAATTTGATGACTTTTCCGGGTGCTGCGGCGGCCCTTCAGAAGGTCCGCATCCAATGGTATAAATGTATCACCGAAAAGGTGCTCGGTCAAATACTCCAGAGCCTTGATTGAATGATTATCTTTATCGATCGGCTTTTCTGATGAGGCTTTATCGGCTTTCTTTTCCGGGTATGCGTAAAGCGAGAACTCCCGGATCGTCTTTTTGCAGCGAGGATGAATCTTGACCAATCCGGCAACCATGCGGCGGCGTATCGCATCGATCCGGTCGATGATCCCGCCTTTCGAATAGTCCTTCACCCAATGCCCCTTGATGCTCGTTTTGTCGCCGGGATTTCGCCACTTTGAAAAATAATCGATGCTGCCGGGGTCTTCGGGATCGAAAACATTCATGCTTTTACGGTTATGGAACGGGTACTTTTGATCCATCGCCTTCAGGTACGGCGCGTGTTCGCTGTTGTTGCGTTCGGTCTCGTAATATTCATCGACAATGTACGTGGTATCGCCGACCTGACACACGACGAGGCAAGCGAAGGGGTTTATGTATCCGAAGTCACCGGCGCGGTGCCAGCGACCCTGCACGATATCGTCGGTGTCGAAATCCTCGATGCATTGCAGGTACTCGTTGTAGACCAGGCCGGACCGGCTTGTGTATTCAGCAAAGTATTGCCGCCGAATGATGTCCTCAGGCACGGTGCGACGCTGCCTGTCAATGAACTCTTGCGGATCGGGCAGGTACCAGTTATCGAGCGTTGTCCAGTGAGCGAACCCCCAATCATCGATGTCGGGATCGAGACCGTCCAACATCCATTTATGGTTGAAACTGCCCGGATAATCCGGCGTTCCGATAGCGAGAAATTTACCGCCACCGTCGAGCAACGTGGGATACAGTATTTCCTCAAAGGCTCGACCGTCTTTGAAAATTGGAGCTTCATCAACAATGATTAAATCCCAATCGAAACCGGCCCATGCGTCTTTGTTGCGCCCGGTCATGCACATAATCAGTGCACCCCAGGTCGATTCCAGTTCCATTTCCTGTGCAGAGAACCGATCAGTTTTGAGCGGGATGCCGATGCGTTTTATGGTCCTGTATATCTTGCCGAAAATTACGCGGGCTTGTTTATATTCGGGTGCAAGGATGAGGATTTTCTTGGGCCAGCGTTCACCCGGTTTGCAATCCTCTTTGAACTTGCAGAATTCCGATGCGGCAATCGCTGATACGGTCTCGGATTTACCGCTACGCCGACCGGCGCATCCCCACACAAACTGGTTATTGATGTATGCTGAAAGTATTCTTGGTTGGCCTGGGTTGAGCTTGAATTTTATCGCTTCGAAAAATGCACGTCGCCATGGTTCAATCCAGTATGTGAGCGGTCGCGGCATGATTTAATTATAGCAGATGTTGAAGGAGGAAAGAGAGAGCGGAAAGGAGAAGAGGAGTGAAGACTAGGAGTTATTGCGAGAGGATTGAAGGAAGGTAGGAAGGAGTCCCGCTCTCTCGAATCAATTATAACACAAGCGCGGCCCTATTTCCGAGCCGCGCCGTATGGGAAAAATAGAGGGGAGGAAAATCTATGCTGATTCAGTGCTATTCGCTCCTTTCGGGTACTATACACCATTTGAAACCGAAATCGCAATCCAGGAGGAACTCATAAGGGTTCTCGTCAGTGAGTCTGAGCGATTCAAAAATCTCATCTATCTTGTCGATTCTGACAAAAATAACGATCTCGTGATGGTGTTGATCTCTACTTTCAGCATGAACAGAACGAAGCATCGCCTGCCTGACAAGCCTGAATGCCGTGCTGATAACACCCTTCGGACCAGAAGCACCGCCTTGCATGACCGTCCTCAACACAATCGCTTCCTCATCGTCTGATAACGGGACCGTGTCGCCGTCGTAGAAAAGCACGGACAATGAAGTGCTTTCCGACTTTCTAAGCTGGACCGTCAACTCAAGATCGTGATTTGAATTCTCTTCATTCATTGCTATTCGCTCCCTTGTGGCAACGATTTTGGCTGTCCGGTTGCCACTGTTTCGTTTATTGTTACTTTGGTTGCGTCGAGAACCTTGTGGGCTTCATCGAGGGTTTGCTTGAACCCTTCCAATTTGAATATATTCTCAGGTGGTACGCTGTCTTCGACGATGTACTTTGCTCGTATAGGCTCAAGCAAATTAATGGTTTTCTCTAATTCCCCCACAAGTCCCGGCACGAGGTCGGCGAGGGCTTGCAGGCGGTCATTGGACCCACGAAGTTCATAGTAATACCTAATGAGATTTGCTTGATGTCCTGTTGATTCACTCACACAAACTTCACATGGAATTGTAGGAATCTCATCAAGTTTATCGTGCCCCATATCTGTTCCGCATTCAGGGCATTGAACAGTATAAACGCATTCCTCAATAAAATTATCCTCTGATTCCATTTGCTATTCGCTCCTTCGTTCAATTGTCGGATACCTCAGGCGGCTCAAGTGCGACCTCAACCAAGCCTTCAACATCCGCATTGCCTTCCCCGTTATCGCCCTCAAATTTAATAAAGCTCACCTTGTGCTCGGCCATAATCCTGAACTCCGCGAGCCGATGCTGATACTCATGGAAAACGCTTTCCCGCTTCACACTCACTTCGAGTTTCGGGTTCGGATAATACTGAATTTTCTCCAGCCAATCCGCGCTCATTTTCATGTCACCCTTTAATATCGCCCGCATCACATTCTTTAATGCAACTGGCGTTATCATGCCATGTCCGACCTCCTTCAACCGTTCAGCCTGGTATTTCTTGAAGTCGGGATCATTCATGTCCCGGCTGATTGTCGATTCAGGTTCGCCAAGTGCCAGAGCCAGTGCCTGCTGCGATACGATTTCGGGATTGCCGAGGTGCGTCTCAACGATCTTTTTCCATCTATCGATTACCTTTGGATGCTTATTTGTTTTGTCCAGTTCCATTTTCTACCATTATATCACAAAATCTAGCCCCGGACCATGGGGAGAGTCCGGGGCTTCCTGAAAGTGGATAAGATGGGGTTTAATTCGCATTCAATGGTCACCTGTCGGCTATTGCCCGCTTCAATGTGGCGTCGCCATATTCCCATTGTGTGAAGGCTGTCTCTTCGATGAACATTCCGCACTGGCAATGGATATCCGCAGGTGTCCATTCCTCTTTTTCGTAGTCGGCGCGGTAGTCTGAGATGAAGGTCTTGTGCCCGCATGCCGGGCAGACGACGTGGATTCCTTCACAGCAGAGTATTAGTTCAGCTTTGACTTTCATCGCTACCTTCGGCCTTCAGCTTTCGTTTTACCAGGTCGACAATATCCTCCCGGGTGATAATCACGTCCTTTGCGATGGGATGGATATGCAGTCGCAGGTTGCCGTCGGGTTGAAGGTGCAGCGTCTCAGATAAACAGCCGGGCAGTTCAAACCATCGGACAACCTCTGTGTCTCTCTTGTTTATTTCGGTTTGATCGTTCATTTCTGTAAAGAGCCGCTTGCTCGCTGGAAGTTTCAAAGAGGAGTTTCGGCATGAAGGTGAAGGCACGAGGCAAGCGGCCCCGTGTTGATTATATCACAATCTTTCGGCATGTAAGTAGTCGGCGAGTGCTGCCCGGCCCGCGTCGGTAAGCCATACGCTCTGCTCGTTTGGTTCTGAAGGGTTCTGTCTCTCGATGTAGGTGATCAATTCGAGCCTCTTCAGTTCCTGGCACCATTTCCAGGCAGTAACCATGCCGATATCGAGGGCTTCCGATATCTCGAACTGAGCGCATGGCTCATTGCGCCAGATGAAGGTCAGCAGGTCAATTTGTCGCTGTGGCGGGATCATGGCTTAAAGATTTCGATCAGCCGCTTATGCAGTCGTCCGGT